GGCTAAAACAAACTTGCCAGGAATTACTTTTCGTACAGCTTATGATGGAAGAGTTCTATTTACAAGCGGCTATCCTATTGATTTAACTACAGGAACTGAGATTAAACTTAGTTCTGATGGTATTAAACCATTATGGGATGAGGCTAAAGCTTCTGGGGAATGGTACCGTTTTGATGCTTATTCTGAAAATGACGCTGACATTACGATTGATTTGTTTGAATACATGTTTAATTCAAAAACAAGTGAATTAAAACTAATCAGCGAAGGATCAGTTTCACCGTCTATAGTTTCAGTTGGAAAACCACTAAGTAATCTATTTTTAAATAATGATACAACCCATATTTCTGGTGATTCTTTAGAAAATTCATTAGGTGATCTTAAAAACATTACACCACAGATGACTGATCAAATTGAATCAGCTTTATATACTGAAGCTGGAGGATATGATGCTCATAAAGTATTAGATATCTTTACTGGTTGGTGGTTAAAAACACTAATGGGTAATGACATTAGATATGGAAGAAAACTAGAACAAATTAAACAAGCTCTTGCAATCAAAGCAGAAAAAGAAGTTTTGTTTGATACTATTCTTGTAGATATCGCTGGCAAAAATCGTAACGCAATTGGACCATTACTCAAAACAAAGTTTGACAAATATGGTTTTGTTTTAACTTTAAACTATAAAACCGATGGTGTTACCGATGGTTTAGTGGAAATTAATGATGAATCAGATCCAACGACTGGTAATTTTAAAATAGAAGGTACATTTAATGAGTCTATTTTATACTCTCAACGAGTATCTGATCCTGAAAGATATGAAAACGCTGTACTTAAGTCTTTCCTTGAAACAATTAATAACCCTAAAATTAAACACCGATTTAGAAAAGCACTTGAAACTAGAGTTAATGCAAGAAAACGTCTTGAAGATGAAACCGATGCTGAGTATTGGAACTCCGTTATTAAAGATTACTTAAGACCATTAATTCCAGGTTTCTTTACTTTAGCTGATTTTGGTAATAGTAATGTAGACTGGAAACCAGCAGATGAAGTTGGAATTGCTATTGCTCAGGTTATGATGGATCAAAAGCCAGGAATGACTGTTTCTGATGTTTTAATCCATAACGGACACAGTATTGAAGAGATATTCCAAATTGACGAGCAAGCACAATTTAAGTCTCAAGGTTCTCTTGGAAGACGAAAAGAACTAGCAGTCTTAGATCCTCTTGATGTTAACATGGCACAACCACATGCCTTATCTAAGGAAGAGGCAGCATACGATGGATTTAGATTAATCCAACGTGTAAACCATTTATTAGATATGAATATTGATCTAACAATGGAATCGGATATCGAAGCATGGTTAAGAAAACCAATTAAGCAAGAAGAAGGTGATGCTATTGCTTCAATCGTTAATGAACAAATCTTAAGCATTGTACCAGATGTTGCAGCTCGTGGAGTCTTTACCAGTATACCATCCTTAGCTGAAAAGAAACGAATAACAGAAGAGCATTTATATAATATTCCAAAATTATTAATGTCGATTAACCACGATTGTTTCTACATTGGTATTGGACAACCACAAAGATTTTTAAATGAAGATCTTCCTGTATTCTTCTTTAACGACGCTATTAACCCAGGTGGACCAACTGGAGCTGCTTTAATGGGTGGCGCTATGGATCAACTTGCATGGATGATTAACTTTGGTATGGTTACAGATCAAGAGTTTAATACTATTCTTGGTTCTGTCGAACGAGGTATTGAACTACTTCGTCGTGAGGGTCCTAACGCAATAGCTATTGGAAATAAAACCGATTATGCATTCCAAGGTAAACACAATATCCTAGCAATGATGTTAGCTATGCAAGATGGAAATTTAAATCTTGTAAATGATATCTTAGCTAAATTTGGTGCTACTGATGGTATGGGTAATGTTGCAACTTTAGAATCAGAAAAAATTATTGTTAATAAAAAGGATCTTGGAGATCCTAGATTTAAAGTTTATGATTTATTATTTGGATACAAAGAAAGACAAGCTGATGGTACTGAAAAAACTATTGATGGTATTTTCCCAGACATGTTAGATAATCCAGATAAATATAAACTTACCATAGAAGAGCACAATTCGCTTAAATCAATTGGTCCTAAACTTAATAGTATTGCAACAGATAGAACAAAACTTAAAGAGTTTTTTAAAGGTGCAATTACCCCTAGAATGTACCAAGCAGGTTTACCTGGTATTACTAAGGGTTTATCTGATAAAAATACAGCAAATGATTTAGGATTTACCGAAGAAGAAGTTGACTCTTTAGCTACTGTTTTATTACGAGCTAACATGATTGAAAATATGTCTATTGTTGATGCAGCTTTAGGATTTTCATCAACAGACATTAAAGAACTAAAGACAATTCTATTAAACTATAAGCAAAAATTAAGTGCAGATAAGTTAAGAGCTTATGTTGGCTCTAGTGCAACTAAAGCAGCTAAAGATAAAGCTGCAAGACTAAATTCTCTTAAGGGTTGGTATAGTAAATCTTTAGATCAAGTTTCCGATAGTCTTGCTAGATTTAAAGGTATTTCACCTATTGATGTAAGAAGAAAAACTGAAGTAGAAACAGAAAAAGAAAAAATTAAAAAAGATTGGGAAACTCGTTTAACAGAAGCTTCTGAAATCTGGAATACCCGTGCAGTTGAAGATATGTCTACAGATGAATACCATACTCTTATGTATGATCTAAATGTTGTTCTTGCTGGGGGTAAAGAAGCATTAGAAAACCAACTAATGTTATATGCTTTAAGACGTAGAGCAGCAACTCCATATGTAATTGAAGAAGATGCTATTGATTTACAACAATTAGTATCTACGCCTCATATTAGTAAAGAGGATTATCAACGATGGTTAAATAAAGAAATATTCTTTAGATATGGCGTAGAAGCCGCCAGCGGACGTAACCACATGGTTGGATGGTATGGTATTGGACCAGAGGGTTCAAAGTATGCTCAACCAAGAGTTGTGGCTCCGAAAGATTCAACCGATGTTGAAAGAGATCTCTTTAAAAAAGAAATGGGAAGTGATTATAATCCATTTGGTTTATGGGATATTAAAGAAATTACATCCAAAACTACTAAGGATATGGATACTTTATTCTTACGTTCAGTTATGATTGATCTAGCAAGATTCTATAAACCACCAGTTTTTACTGGTTATCCAATGATGGCAGAATCTAGAGAAATGTACTTTAAAGCAGTTGAAGAAAGATCTGCTCGGGAAATTGAAGCCCAAGAAAAAGCTCAATATCTTGATTCATTTGCAGATGAACATGAGTTTATTATTAATGGAGAAACAATTACCAATAAAGAGCGTAAAGTTCGTAATCGTAAACTATCGGGAACTGTAGGTCAACGAGTTCGTATGCGTACTAAGTTAAGTGGTACAGGAAACGAATCTCTTGTTCTTGACGCTAAGATTGATGGTATTGGTGCATTACGACCAAACTACGCAGATATTGACTTTACACAACGTGGTATTTATGCATTAGCACAGGCTCAGCATAGGGCTAGAATTAGAAACAATGAATCACTTACTTTAGCTAAAACCTTAGATAAGCCAGATACTTTTGGTCCTAATGACTTTGTTGATAAATCTTTACGAGGATTCGTAAGTCCATGGGATAAAGACACAATGCCTTATATTCCTCAGTCAAGTGAGGATATCGGAGCTCTTGTTGCTTTGGGTTCTAAAAATGCTATTGAAGTAAAGGCTGTTCAGTTACAAAATACACTAGAGGCTTTTGCTAAAGAAAACAATTTAGAAGATCTAGTTGCTAGGGGAGATTGGACACGCTTATTTGTTATTAAACAAATTAAAGAAAAAGCTTTATATCCTACTTTATCAACACTTAGAAAGATTCAAAAACCATCACCAACTAGTACATCCTTAGATAGAATGCTTCCAATTAAAGAAGCTCGGGTTAAGTTCCATGATGGTTTAATTAAAGTAGCTGGGATTAATAGTATTGCTCTTAGCGGAAACCATAAATTCTCGGTAACTGATCTTATGGCTTCTTTGGATGAAAGAGCTTTATCAATAGAAGACATAAACGAAATTAATTCACTATACGGAGAAGAGCCTGGTTGGATTCAAGTGTTGACTTGGTTAGCAACTAAAGGCAAGGTAAGTCGTTTAATGCCTTTGAAGTTTGGTTTAACTATTGATGCTGGTGTTATTGCTAGAGGCAAAGAAGGACGCCAAGGAATTCGTGGTACTTCACTTATTCCTATTACGTCCTTTGGCTTTGAGATTATGCAAGTCTACCATTTTATCCAAAGTACTGAAATAGCTAGAAAGATAGCAACACGATTAGTTCCTGGTTCTGCTTTGGATACTCCTGCGGTTAAGAAAGATTCAAATGGATTTATTATCCTTGAAAGTCTTAATCCATTATTAGATACTAAACTGTATAATCAAATCCTTCAAGAAACAATGCAAAATAAAGCTGAGTTGACAAAACAACTCATGACTACTTTTACTTTTGTATTAGATCGCAGTCAAACTTTACGCATAATGACTAACGCTGATCAAGTGTATAGAGAAGATGAAACAGAAGAATCTTTAACTAGACAGGGTATTACTAATGCAAATGTATTTACCCAAAAACTAGTAGATAATCCTGGTACTCTGTGGCTATTTACTCCAGATATGGTTACAGACATGCTAAATGAAATTAGCAATAATAAATTCTTTTCTGAATTTACATTGGGATATCAAACTAAAAAAGAATTATATCAGATTAAATCAGATGCTGATATCCTAGCACAAGAAGAACAAGCTCAAATGTTTGAAAAGATGCGTGAAGATGAAGAAGATATGAACGATGCTCTTCTTATGTTGCATAAACTTAATCCAGGTAAAGCTAAACCAATCATTATATCTGATTACCGTAAAACAGATCTAAATGGAAATCCTCGTTTAGTTATTGACTTTGGTGCTTATATGGTTAATGAGGCATACTACCGTGGAAGTCAAGCAAAAGACGTTGCCGAAGGTTCTTCTAATAATGTTAAAGTAAACTTACTAGTATCTAGAGATGGAACTACAGAACTTAAAAAAACTTCAGTAACTATTCCAACTGCTGATATGCCGTATGTTTCTACGTTAATAAATGTCATTAACAAAGCAAGGGCTTCAGGATTCCATGAACAAGCTGATAAGATTTCTGATTTTGTTGAGAAATATGGTAGAATTGAAAAAGAAACTGATCCTAAAGAACTAACAGTTAAAAAGAAGTTCAAAGGTGTAAGAACTAGTACTGTAGTTCTAAAACTTGCTGCAATGTCTTTTGAGTTGGCTGGTAATACTGAAGCACAAGAAGCATTATTTACTTACTTTGGTTTTAGTAGTCCTGAAGAAGTAAAGACTCTTAAGACAAAACTAGCCCCAGTTCTTGATGCTATGTTATACACTACCTCAGTTGAACGACATGAAGTAGATTCTGCTTACTATATTACAAAAGCAAAACTTGAACGTCAAGACTTTGTTGATAAGAGTCTTTCTAGAGATTCTGTATTTGTTTCTGAAATTAGTCGTCTTACAAACAAACCAGATTCTAGAGAACTACGAATTAGTATTATGAAAGCAACTGATGAGGTAATTCAACCAATGGTTGAACCTGAAATTGCTTCTGATTTATTTAAAATTACAGCAAGCCCAGCGGTCTTTACTGATCCAGATAGCTTTATGGATTCCTTTGCAGATCCTGGGGATAGAGCCATTGCTGAAAAGATTGTTGCTAATTTAGATCAACTAGTTGCAGATGGTATTATTTCAGCTCGTGTTCGTGATATGAAACTAATGTTAATTGGAAAACTTAGTCAAAATAATATGGAGTTTATCCGTAACTTAGGATTTGAAGCTTATAGTTCAGATTCTGAACCGCTTATGTCAGCAAGTAAACGAAATGGTAAATATATTCTTGGATTGAATATTAAACTTGCCGAACTAACAAATGAAACCGAAATGGTCTTTAGATTTGCTGAAGAATTATTACACATTGCTCGCGTTAAGTTTGTCAGTCAAAACTCACAAGAATGGAACAATGTTGTTGGTTTGTTTAGTGCAAATAGATCTAGGGGTATGGTTCGTGAGATGTTAATTGCAATGAGTGGTAAAATGCCAACTGAAGAATTAGAGTCAAAGGTAAATTATGCAATGTCTAATCCTGATGAATTCTTTGCTCATGTTGGAGCATTTGTATTATTAAAAGATTTATTTGGAAACAGTGAAACTTTAGACACCTTAGCCGCTAGATTCCAAGGTATTGCAGCAGCAACCTCACTTTGGAAACGAGCTTTCTTTATGATTAAGGGAATGGCTAAGAATATCTTAACTACATTTGCTAAACTTACTAATGATCCTAATTATTCAGATCTTTACCAAGAAGCTGAAAAAGCAGTAATGGGTGTTATTGAGAATGGATTTGTAGCTAGAGGAGATGTTGGAAATCCAGATGCAGTTTATAATACATATAAGAATTCTGCAACTACTTTAAACAATAAGGTTATATCTCCTGTAGAGCAATCACAAATTACAATCCTTACTTCAGAAATACAAGCTTTAGAAACATTAAGAAACGCTGAAGTAGCTAAAGATGTAGCCACTAGAGATGCAGTGCTTATCAATAAACTAAATAACGATATTGAAACAAAAACAAAAGATCGTAAAGCACTAGATGCAATTACATTTATGGGCATCAGTCGTACTGAAGTTTTTGAAAAAATGCAAGATCTAACTGCATGGCAAGCAAAAAGTAAACGACGTATTACCGAAAGCGAGATGTTAAGACAAGGAAACAGAAGAGCTTTTATTTCTCACTTTGTCACTAAGGGTATAGAAAGACGTGGTAATAGAGTTGATACGCCATTTACATTAGCTGGAATCTTTAGAAACTCTTGGCTTTCTGGTCCACTAGGTGAAAAAATTATCTCAGGAGTTATTCAAAATGGTGCATTAAATGCATTAACAGCAACTGAACTTACATGGAATTCTCCATTTGCACCCATGGTTGTAATTGCTGATTTGCTAGACCACACTGCGGCAACAACTTCAGGTAGTTTTAAATCAAATGTAGGTGGCATTGCTAATCAAAAGCATCAAATAGATGTGTATGCCCATAACGTCTTAAGAACATGGGGTGAAATTTCCTCAGAATATACAAAGCCTGAAAAGCAATTACAAATTGTAACCAGTGTTATTGAAGCACTTACCCTTAAGAAAACTCCAACGACAACTGATAAAAAGGAATATGATTATATTCTAAAACTATCTGAAGCTATTAAACTTATGCGAGATCGTATGGTTGAATTGATGAATGAAAATCAATTGTTAGAACCAGGAGAAGATCTAAAGGTAGACGAGTTTCCGATTAAACTAAGAAACTTTTCATTGCTTTCTGAAGAACAACGAGAAGTTGGTTATACAGAAATTAGAAAAGCTTTGATGGATAAACAACGAAGTTTACTAAAGCACAATGGAGAAAACTCTCCTTTCTCTAGTCTTGTATTATTTACTTCAGGATCTTTACCATATCTACTGCCAACAGAAAAGATGTCTCCTACGGATGCTAATTTTATTGAGATTGTAAAGAATGATATCAAGAATGGAACAGCTACAGTAGTTACCTCAGGTCGTCAAGCTTTAATAAATCACTTGATTAGAAAGATTGCAGACAAAGGAGTTAAAACTGGAACATATTCAAAGATAAGTGTATATGCTGATAACTCCTCTGAAGCTATTATGAATGACATTCAAGATGAACTTTATTCTGTATGTTACATGACTAGAGAAGGTAACGTAACTATGAATAAAGCATTTGCTGGAATGACTACTCAGAATATGGAAGTATTGTTAAAAGATTACACAGATGCTATTGAACATAAAACAGTAGATTCTAAGACTAAAGAAAAATTTGATTCAATTAAATCAAACGAACAAGCAATGTCTTTGTTTAATATCCCAACCCAAGCTATTGGTATCTTACCACAAGCATTTGATACAATGGGATCTAATGATGTCTTGGCTATTGAATTCTTAAGTAAAGTTGGGGTTTCTTCTCACTTGTTTAGAAAAGATGCGTTCCACTTAAATGCAGAAGATGTATTTGTGAATGGCTCAGTTGAACTTAAGCAACTATTTGATTGGCATATTGATTCAGCTTTCAAGTCTTTAGCACGTGGTACAGGGTATGATCTTGTTGAAAGAATCTTGTTACAAGAACTTTCAGGTATTCCTGGAGCTTACTTTAACATTGCTCAGTTACTTAATATGCTAGAAGCTGAAACAAACTCTACTGGTGTAGAGGCTGCTAATTTCCATTTATTAGATGCATCAGGCACTCCAATTGATAATACACGAAGTAAAGTTCTTATGCAACATGCTATTGAAAGAGCAAGATTGGCTCATAAAGAAATTCGTGGTACTTTAACTAATGATGATTTAGACTTAGGTAGTACAATGAGCAAACTCAATTCCGCAGCAAAACAATTAGTTGCATTTAGATATGGTGTTAATATTAACTTTGCAACAGCTTTAGTTGAAGCACCTAACGGAGTTTTAGCTGCTATGTCTAGCGGAGATAATATAATCAATTCTCTACTTAATATTATTGCATTTGGTGGAGTTGCTGTTGAACAATATCTAAGAGGTTTTGGTTGGAATCTATATGATAAGTTACCACAAAAAGCAGATGGTGGTCCTATGTGGTCATTTAAAAAAGGTATTCTTGCTGGATACAAATTCTCACCACTAAGAGAACGAAAACTCAATGAGTTAGCAGCAAGTGCTTTATGGACTACAGAAGAAGCCTTGTCACCTATGTTACCTCAAAACCTTAACCACTCAGATGCCACCAGTGACTTAGTTGAAAAACTTGGATGGTGGGAACGATCTCTATTAAGACGTAGTAGATCAAACTCTAATGTTATGCGTTCAGTTAGAATTGCGGCTGGAGCTGTAGCTAATCGTAATATTGTTAAACTTGTACGCAATGGTAAATTACAAAAGTTTAGAGATGAGTATATTAAATCAAAACCTACAACCGTTGCTGGTATTATTGCAGTAGCAGATTCCGTAAAAGTCAGTATTGATCAAGAAGTACTAATCAGTATTGTTCGATCTGGTTTACTAGAAAAAAATGTCCTAGAGGCAATTCAAACTGTATATCAAAACTATGGAACATACCGAGGTACTGTTCTAGATCAATCAATGTCTGCTTTAGAAACTGATCTACACTTTGGTAGATCACCTATTAGAGTTAATAAACTAGGGGCTAAAGAAAGTGAAATAGCAATTAAACAAGCAAGGATGGCTATGGCTAGATTCATGGATCTAGACATAAGTCGTACAATGGTTACAAGAAAACCAATGGATGCTCCAGTATCTAATGATTTTGCTAGAAACTTGTTGACATTCTATAAATCCTACCCAGCACTTTGGGTATCACAACAGTTACTCAGGAGAGGTAGTGTTGCAAGCCCATGGAAACTTGCAATCCATATTTTCTTGACTGGTTTATTAGATTTGATTTATAATATTGTTTTAGGTTTAGCAAGAGGTTCACTAAGTTATAAAGATGTCTTGGAACAATTAGAAGATCCAAGTTCAACTAAAACTTCTGACTTAGTACGATATGTACTCAGACATCCCGTGTTTACAAACAATCCAGTAGGTCTTGCTGCCAACAGTACACTACAGGCAGCTACTGGTAGGGGTTCTGCGGCCATCAGTGCTGTGACTGAAGGTGCTTTACAAACTCAAGTTAAAGACCTTGGTAAACTTGGGGCTGCTTTACTTGGTAATGAAGCTAGAGATCAATCGACTTCGGCATTATTATATAAAGCATTAGGTCCATTATTACCAGAAGAATTGTACTCTATTCCAGTTCGTCTTATGGCTATGCAAGCATACGGTGATGCAACCCCCTATTCTAGCCCAGGAACAAAAAACTCTACAGTTGGTAGAGTTATGCAAATGCAAGATAATTATTATAATGGAGATGCAGCTGCTGTCTTTAGAGCTTTGATTCCTAGGTATGAAGAAACAATGCAAAAACGATCTGTTTATGATCGGGTTAAAACCAATGCTAATCAATTACAACAATTACATCAAAAGCCAAACATCCAGGTACCAACTCAGGTTCCAACACCAGTTACAACAACACCACCAGTACCAACCCAAACTAGAGTCCCAACTCTAGTTGAACAAGCTACCCAACCTATTAAAGCTCCGATGTAAATTGACTTGTTAGCTAAATCGACTTAGGGGTCAGAAATTTTTGGCGGGGTACAACGATTACACAATAGCTGGTATCCCCCCGTACCCCTGGTCGTGTGACCTAGCGGTGGGTTCCTATTGTGTAGACTGGAGACAATATGCCCTTTGTAGATATGATGTTTGAGTTGTCCATGCTAATGATTGTTACGACAACATGGTACTTTGTGATGTTCTCACAAGAAAAGAAGAAGAAGTAAACAGAACTACCGTCGCTTCCTCCTAGGTAGGTCCCTAGGAGGAAGCTTTCGGCTGCGCTGTTGCAGCAATGTTCAGAGGTGTGCTAACACGAAAGGAAGCACAATGGTTATTGCATTCGGTATCGGTTTTATTGCTTTCACATTGGGCGTAATCTACCTTGCCATGCTTGGGAAGGAGGTGGACCGCAGCCCCGACTACAATGGTCCTAGTTTCATTGACCCCCCAGAATCATGGAAAAAGAAAGTAGTATCAGTTACTTTCCTCAAAAGGGACGGGTCATTGAGATTCATGGACAATTTCCATGTCTTACATGTGAGTCGATACAAGACAGGAAAAGTATTTATTCACGGACTGGAAATGACACAAAACCGATGGGAACCTAAAGGTTTCTGTCTTGATCAAATCCTGTCACTAAAGGTGATTGACATTCCAGGAGAAAAAGAGATAATGGAGGCATATTGCCTCTATAGACAGCTGTCAGACCCAAACAACAACAAGAACTGACAAACTAGGGGCCGCGCATCTTTCACGCGGAACTGTACACTACCAACAGATCAAATGGTAGGAATATCAAATCTAGGAGAAGTTATGAAACTTCACTACTTTGCTAAGGGTGAGATCGGAATCCACGATCTTATCCAAATTGTCATGCCAGCCCACATTTTGGCGGGTGGCGATCCCACGGACTTTAGTCCTATAGGGCGCATTCTCGCCCAACTCGTTTCGACGGGCTGCTACAACATGCTTCCTATTCCCTATCGCCAAGGGAATAAAGAGTATACGGGTTGGCAACTGCGTCGTGCCCCAAACACGACAATTGATCAAATTCTGGCAGCAGTGCCAGAAATCACTGGTGTCGGGGTTCGACACCAGTTTGGCTTGGACATAGCGGACAACGTCCGCTTCCAAGTCAACCAAAACATGATCCCTCTTGTAGAGGGATTCGTTTCCCATTATGGGAAGAAACCGTACCTTGACAGCCGTGATGGTAAAACCATTACGGTAATCGAAGAGGTGTTCTTTGCAGAACACCTTGAACGATGGGCGTATGAGTCCGCTGTCAAGGCGGACTCGGGCGAAACCTTCACATTTGCCCATTCACTTGACAGCCGTGGGGGTCGCCAGTACCCCAGCACGGCTGGAGTGTTGGATTGGGATGGTCGCATGATGCGGTCATTCCCCACAATGCAGACGGGTGAGGCGTCTGCACTCCTCCGACTGGCCGAGCCAGTCAATGTCTCGCGGGAGTACTGCGAGAAGGTTTGGATTCCCGCAGTGATGCGGGAGTTCAAGGTGACGCAAAATCAGATTTTTCTCTGCATGGATGCAGAGAAGGCCAGAGCCTTTGCCACTTCTTCCTCCAGTCCCCTCAGGGGAATTGGAAAGAAGAAGCGGAACATGTTGGGCTTCCTTGCCCAATGTGGCTTCATTAAGGAAGCCTTAGAAACTGGCTACAGCCATGGCTACATGCCGTCTCGCGACGGCCATGCCAATGGCATCATGTCGCAGTGTCTTGCTTATGGCGAAGAGGCACTTAAAACCATCCTTCTTCATGGGGACTTATATAGGTTCTTCATTAAGAACCAAGAAATTCCCTCTTTTGCGACAATGGAAGTAAATAATTATCTCCAGTCTCGTGACTGGATAAAGGCGGCAGCACAGCCTGCCACCTATACTTCACGGTTCCTGGCACCCGTGTTTGTCTACGGGCCTGCCAGCGGAGTGGATCTGGAATGTCACCCCAGCGATTTCACAAAGGATCACAAGATCCTGCGGGATCGTTTGAACCCACAACTGCCTATTTTGGCTACGCTGGAGGATCAACAGATTCTTCAGCTGGCTGAAAAAGCGGGTGATATGGCCCTTGCGGCCATGTACAGTGCGGTTCCCCGCACAATGGGAGTGGTAGATACTTGGTTGCGAAAAGCCAAAGCTATCCACAGCAACAATGAGACAATCAAAACCCACTGGGATGGGTTTGAAGTAGAGCATTGGGGAGCTGAGCCAGCATTGGCTTGGTTCCCTGCCGACGAGAAAGGAGATCGGAACCTTCCAACGGTTTCGATTACTGTGCCTTCAAAGTACCGTGAGTACTTTGAGAGTAGGAAATGGCCTACTAGGTACCAACCAACGTGTGCCCCATTTGTAAAGGGTACAAGAGATGAGGATGGCAATGTTGTATTGCCTTACACCCCATCAGGAGAAATCAATACCACCCACACTCCCAACGGGAGTTCGGTGCGGTTGGTTTCGTTGTGTGACGGTCACACGTTGACCGACACAATCACCCAACTTGGTAAGGACTTCGTGGCTTCTCGCCACGATGCAATCACGGTACGCCCAACTGAGGCGTACCTTACCTTGCCACATGTGTACGCAAAGAACATGTGGCATCGGTGCCGAGATCTCCGTGCTTCTGTATCGGAAGTTATTGGAGATAAGGACTTTGGGCCTATGATGCCCGAGGCTGAATTCCTTGGCCACAGTGCCAACGTAATGAAGTAATCAACAACCCTACTGTCGCTCCCCTAGGTTCGCCTAGGGGAGCTTTCAGTTAGGCTGTTGCCTAACAACCTATAACCAAATAGGTAGATTATCTTTTCCTACGGCTACGGCCAACTACCCCTAGTGCAAGTATCTGGGCCACGCTTCGCGTGTCCTCGGTGAAAAGGGGAAATGAAAGAGCCAGACAGCGCTGTGAAACACGAAAGTTCATCTCGTGCACTATCATCAGTGCCTTGTTGGTATTGGTCTAGTGTACTCTTTGACGGAGTGTAGACAAATGACGGGTCCAGAAATGAAAACAGCAGCAGAAGAACGACGCCAACTGTTGGCAAGCCGAGGCATTAATGTCAAGATCCGCAGCGCAGGACGCGCGACGCGGTCGCGATTGGAACAGTTGCGCTCCTCTCGGGCAGGATGGATTGGCCGAAGTGCTGATCTCAAACTTACCAAGGATGAGCTTGCGCATGCTTTAGCTCAAATTGAACGCCTCGAAATGGAAATTAAGGCTGAAGAAGCCTTAGTTTAACCGAATTTGGGGCAGGGGGTCACTTAGGTGGCCTCCTGCCCTGCTTTTGTCCCAAGCCACCAGGAGTCTATTACAGGCATCCCAAGGTTTACCCCTACAGTCAGTAGGGTCAGTCCTTAGAATGCCTGTATGGGTTTTCTAGCGCCATTAAATCAGGCGCAATAAAAATATGGTCAGGTAGTAAGGTTCTACCCCAATACTAGTAACTCAGTTGGTCGAAAGATCAACTGAGGGTTTTAAGGCGGTACCACATGCATTGGTAATCTTCTCATATAGGTTACAGTGTATACGACTAAAGTATACACTGGATTGTTTCTATTGCGGAATCCCACCGCTTTATAACCTAAATGGGTGAGCCTCGTTGAAGGTCTGTGGGGAAGTAGCCCACATCAACACTCGACTATGCGAGTATAAATAGAGGTTAAGCATAGTGCGTCCCCATGGTCACATGGGGGGTCCGACTGCTACAGCCGTGGCACCCGTAGACTTGAAACATCTACGGCAACTATTGCCAGTTTCAACGGTCAAGGGCTAACTTATATGGAATACCTAAACCCACATTCCATATAGGGCAGGCTAAATAGGGTTACATGGGACCCCTTAGCGGAAACGCTATGGGGTCTTTTACCGCAAGCAACCTAGCCCAAGACACCGCAAGGCAAGTATCCAAATAGTTCTGAGGAACGGCGCGCAGGATACCCGACTTGCAGACCTGAGCATGTCCTGTTAAACTGCTCAAAACTACCCGCACCCAGAAGTTTTACAGGAGAGTATAATGGACATCTCAGAAAAATTGGCATTTCTTTGGGTAACAGTAATGGGTATGGTTCTTGTTGGTTCTGCTATTACAGAACTTCCATATGAATCATATCTCATTGGTGGTATTGGTTCCATGTTACTTTTGTTTGTAACATGGGCGTTTCTTTCTGAAGTTTCAAGACGATACAAGATTGTGAGGACTTGATGGAAGATTGGACTTTAGTAGCTGAATGGGAAGAATTAATGGCCTCCTATGAAAAGGATGGGTAATGGTTATACTTACCCTGGTTTACGGGGTAGGTATAGCAATTGCAATCTGTATAGGTATTGTTTATAACGTAATTAAAAGGATTCAAAAGTGAACAACGGAATTCGAATTGCTCTTTGGGAAGTCAACTCAGATAACCCAAACTCCCCTAAGTTTAACGGAATTATCACAATTGACGGCAAGGAGCACAAGGTGTCCCTTTGGGACAACAGCGAGGCAACCCATCCTCGGGCACCTCGCCTCAAGGGTAAGACATCTCGCCCCTCCCCAAAGGAAGATGTGTCAATGATTAATCAAGAAGCTTTGGTTCCCCAAGGTTTCTTTGAAACCTTGCCTTTCTAACCAACAGGAATCTAGGGAAACCTAGGTTCCTGTTTTTATCCCAATACCCTAGTATATAGCTAGGGTTATAAACCTAAGATACTTAGGTATTAATAATATATAGTATTATTATACCTAGGTATTAAAACTTAAGTAACCTAGGAGAGTATATGGTCGCAAGCATTCCAGAAGATCGTGTCTTTATTGTTACCATTTCTACTGATGTCATCTACCAGATTGCAGCATTTGAAGATGTGTATGATGCTGCACATTTCATTAGTTTGCTGGGTGTTGCTTGTTCTTTGGAGCAAGATACCCGATCTATGGTTCAATGTAAGGTTACTCCAAAGCACTTCTACAGGAATTAACAATGATTATTAATGAAGTAAAGAATCGCTCAGGAGCTACCTTAATTGGTAGCCTTACTTATGGCGATGGTTATCAAGGTACTGAGTACTATGTATGGAAGAAGGATAATAAATATTCTTATTCCTGTTACAACTATGGTACTTGTGCTCTTTGTGATTGGCATCAGTCACTAACTGATAAGTACTATGAAGAAACCCAAGAATATACCAATATTCCTGTGTCTGTTTACGAGCCCATCGTTTTACATCATTTGGATCAATTGTCTAAATGGACAACCAAAGAACAACTCATTAACCAAAGCCATATGATCTTTGGTGTTGCTGAGTCTGAACAAGAAAAAGAGTTTAAACAAATCTTGGAGAAGAACTAATGGGTCTTGATACCTTTGCAGCTTATGGACCAGCTCATGCTTTGTATGTAGATGGTTCTGATAATCTTATTCCAGATGAATTGTTTCCTAATAACTACCTATGTGGTGGGGGCTTTTCAAATGGAATGAATTCATTCCGAGGTAAAGTCTATAACAATTGGATTGAATGGTGTACTAATGGTCAATACACTTTGTACACTGAAGAACTCTCAGAAAATCAAGTCAAAGATATTTATGAAGCTTTGTATCGTAAGCAAGAAGAATACGATTTCAAAGACTTTGAAGAACAGACTGGAAATAATTGGGAAATTTCTTATAAAGAAACTCAATATATCCTCAAATGGTTTGAGGTTATTGTTAAAAACAAGGGTATTGTAATTAACTGGTGGTAACTATGAAGAATATTAATATTGAATTCGTTCAAGGTAAACGTAACCTTCGTGCAAACAAGATCGCAAAGTATGCAGAAACCAAAAAGATTTCTAAGATGGAAGCTGCGATCTTTATTGACTTCAATGCACCTAAGACAACCAATCTTAAGATGTTGAACCAAGCTGGCTATTCAATTAAGCAAGTAACAGCAACCAATTGTTTTAAGGTTATTGATGCTCTTAAGATGATCGGTGTCAATGTCATTGGCTATGAAGATATGGATAAGAAAACTCTTGGTCGTGTCTTGACCAACGTTATCAATGAAGAAGTTAATGAATGTTGGGGTGGTCCCGACATGCAAGAATTTGTAGATGTAAATCAAGGAATCTAAAACAAATGTCACAACCAATTACCGAAGTCGTTAGCAGCATTTCTTATGTTGTTCCTGACAAGAAGCTTTCTGTTAGTTACAACTGCTTCTACAAGACCAACTATGAGTTTAATGTAGATCCAAAGATTCGTTTGGATCTCGGTGAAGCATATGTTTATTTGACTTTGGCAGAGGCAGAACAACTTGTCCAATCAATCAATCGAATGTTGGAAGTCAATGATCGACTCCCAAACCAACTCAATGAACCTCGCTTCTGATGAGGAGGATTGGTTCTATGACGAACCAAATGAGTATGAAACTGATTCTCAATACCAGTCCATCAACTGCTGGGATCATCAACGATCTCTTCAATCATGGAGTCATCGCTGATTTCTCAGAAGATGGATGGGTATTGTACAAGCGTGAATGGTATCCAATTGATACATTCCTAGAAAGGTATATGATTAATGAGTATCTTTACTCAAGTGGGTTCAGATGTAACCCAAACGTCCAGCCTTGACGAAGCAATGCAACAGGCTGATCTGAATTGGACTGTATCTAAGCGTCCAATCTATGTTCCAACTCAAACAGAATATGCAACTACTAACAAGTGGTTTGCTAATACTAGGAATGATGTGGACCACATTCTTGGTATCGTAGGTCCTGATTATCAAATCATTCAAAACTCTGAACTTGCTTACATGGCAAGTCGAGTTTGTGGAGCTGGTGTCAAGGTCGAAACCTGTGGTTCTATTCAAGGAGGCCAACGTGTTTGGCTGCAATTGTCTAGTAATCCATTTGCCGTAGGTCCAAAGAAGGATGAGGTTCAACCTAAGTTCCTGTTGACCAACGGCCATACTGGTATGCATCCTCTGGCTGCATTGCCTACAACTGTTCGTGTGATTTGTGAGAACACATTGAACATGGCGTTGAACACAGGTCGTAAGAATAATATGATGATTACCCTTAAGCACACGGGTAACATCCAAGATCGTCTTGAATCATTGATTAATGCAATCCATGAATTCAAGGATCGTACTCAAAACTTCCAAGAGAAGGCTGAGGTTCTTGCTAATAAGTCTGTGTCTACAGAGTTTGTCCAGAACTTCTGGACTAATGTTTATATGGATATGTTTGGCAATATCCATAGCAATCCAACAACAGAACAACAGAACGAAGACAACAAGGATGCACGTTCAACAATGATCAAGTGGTCAAATACATTTGATCTTGAAACTCCTTTGTCTGGTTCTAATCTCTGGACTGCTATGAATGCAGTTACATATTGGATTGATCACAACCAAATCTATCGAGGCAATAACAAGGCAGAGAATCGCTTTGTTGATGTCCTCTTTGGTACTGGTGCCAAGGAAAAGGTCGCAGTTATGGATCGTGCTCTTAGCATGGTCTAAACAAACCCAGAACCACAGGGGAGAAATCCCTTGTGGTTTTTTTATGCTAAAGGTACTAGACATTACAGCTCGTATGGTATTATACCACCCCACGGGGGAGGTTGTTCTCCCTTATCATGAAGAAAGGAGGACTATTGTTATCGAAGATTCAATTCAGAATTTATCAATTACCGACTCCGATAAATCGCTTTGTAGATCTATATCAGAAGTTTGTATGCAAGTGGAACCATTGCTCAATACAAGTGGATGATGTTGTAATACACTTCTTTGATGATTGGCCCATTGCAAAATGGTCAGATGCTAAGGCTGATACTAAACTACTTAAACCAGATGATGTTGTGTACATTAGTACAATGGATGTTAACTGGAAAGAACTTAGAGAATATTGTAATTCTCTAAAGCCAATGACAACTTGGGATCATGTTGTTCGTTATGTCTCACCTTGGACTTTGTTTACAATTCCTAAAAAGAATGACTGTGTATATCGTTGTTCTCTTGTATTAAATAAACTATATGGTTTTCCTATATGTAATGGATCACCAGATCACTTGTATAAGATGGTAAAAGATTATGTCAAAAGTTAAATACATCTCTCATATGGGAGATGATCTAATGGTTGTTAATGCTGCTAGAGTTTCATTCAAGAAACAAAGTAATACTCTTGAAGAAAAAGATATTAAACTAATTAATTATCTTGCTAAGCATAAGCATTGGACACCCTTTGCTCATCCCCAAATTTGTCTACATATCAAGGCACCCTTTCCAATCCGAACCCAGTTCTTTAAACATAAGGTTGGATTCGTAGAGAATGAAGTCAGTCGTAGATATGTTGATGACGATCCAGAATACTTCTATCCACGTTGGTCATCACGACCAACCAATATGAAACAAGGTGCTGGAGATCATGTTGAAACTGATCTTCAGAATAAAGCATATCTAATCTATTCGCAAGCAATCGAAGCATGTAATAATGCTTACAAAGATTTGTTAAAGATTGGTATTGCACCTGAACAATCTAGAATGATCTTACCACTCGGTACTTATACTGAATGGTATTGGACTGGTAGCCTTGCTGCATACGCAAGATTCTATGCACAACGCTCTGATCCCCATGCACAAGCAGAGATTAGAGAATATGCAGAAAAGATTGGGTCAATCATTAGTGGGTTGTTTCCTGTATCTTGGTCTGCTATAGTTAACAATCATAAAGAATCCAGTTAACCATGCTTGTAGCTATGCTACATTCACTATTTAAAAAGGAACTATATGCTAGAGGCATGGAATAAACTTAGTAAAGAAACTAAAGAAAATAGAGTAACTTTACAAAAACTTTATGAAGAAGAGTTACTAGAGAATGGTACTGAAAAGTACTGGCGAGAGTATGGTCGAGCCCCAGATGAGGGTAAGCCAGAACAATTGCTACTTGAATCAGCCGTAATCCACCTCACTCCATTCTATCAAAAATGGATTGATGAATGTTCTAATAATCGTAAGTCTCCAGATTGGTTAGCTCCATTATTGTGTATTGGTGCTGCTAAAATGGCTGATATTACAATTAGAAATGTAATGCGTTTGTTCTTAACAAGAAACACATTACAAAACTTTGATGATTCAATAGGCATTCCAAGTAATGCACCTATTGCTCAGCAAGTTGCTAAGTTAATTGCAGATGATGTTATTTCAATCATCGCATATCAACAGGCAAAGAAAAGATTCTCAGAAGATTGGCGTAAACAATCTAAGTTTATTAAAAACTGGACTGTTAAACGATGCAAAGCATTTACCCTTAAGGTAACTAAGCTTCCTAAGCTAAAGGCCAAAGAGAAAGAAGATCTCGGTCATAATATGCTTAGGATTGCTTTGGCTTCTGATATCTTAATTAGTCGTATCCATTGGAATGGTAAGAATAAAAAGTCTCTTCTTGTTTCCTTTGCTCCTTGGATTCTCAAGGAACTAAGCAAGCGACATGAACTACTTGAACAAGCCTGTCTTGTTTACCGTCCAATGATCTGCCCACCTGTGCAGCATACTAATAAAGAAGATGGTGGATTCCTATCGCCATGGATTCGCAAGAAGATGATTAAACGATATCATCCTGTTGGTGCTAATCCTAAGGATTGGGATTCACGTCCATCTGAATTGGTATTGCGTGGTCTTAATGCCCTTGCAACTACAGAATGGTCAGTTAATAAGCAAGTCTATAATGTTATGAAAACTATGTTTGAGAATGATTATCGAATTGCTAATCTTCCAGCATATACATTCCAAGACTTTGCCTTTAGTCGTTCCTATCCAGAAGACGGAACTAAAGAACAACAAGCTAAGTGGATGCAAGAATCTAATGAAGCTTGGGGTGAATGGTACAAAGAAGAACAAGCACGATCAAGAATGATTGTTCGACTTGAGCTTGCTAAGAAAATGGCAAGTTGGGATTTCTTCTACATGCCATACACTTTGGATTTTAGGGGTCGAGCATATTCAGTATGTGAGTTGTTGTCTCCTCAGGGTATTGACTTTGATCGTGGTCTAATTCACTTTGCTGTACCTAGGAAACAATCTCCGCAAGGTTTGCGGTGGTTAAAGATTCATATTGCTAATCTCTTTGACCAAGATAAAAAATCCTTTGAAGAACGAATTCAATGGGTTGATTCTAATATTGATATGTTGCTTAGAATTGCAGAAGATCCATATGCTAATAAAGAATGGATTGATCTAAGCAAGAAGAAGAACAAATCATTTCAACGCCTTGCAGCAATCTTTGAAATTGCCCGTAAGGATGGAATGACTCAACTTCCAATTCAAATGGATGGTGCTAATAATGGTGGACAACATTGGTCTGCTATTATGCGTAACAGAAAACTTGCTGTGCTTACTAATCTTATTAAGACTGATAAGCCTCAAGATTTGTATCAGTTTGTAGCAGATGCTGCAACTGAACACATGCAAGCTAACCCTGATAACAAATGGTTTCCAGCATTCCTTGAATATTGGAATAATAAATTACCTAGAAATGTAACTAAGCGTCCCACAATGTGTGATGCATATGGTCTTACATTTTATGGTATGCAGAAATATGTAAAACAGGAAGGCCATGTTGATTGGGTTAGTAAAGAACAACGAGGTGGTGCCGTTGTTGAACTAAGCCGAGCTATTCAAGCTGGCCTAGGAGAAACAATGGAATCTCCAAACAAAGGTAAAGAATGGTTGCGTGAGGTTGCAGATATCCTCAATGCAATGAATAAACCATTTGTTTGGACTACCCCAAGTGGGTTTGAGGTGCATCATGTTTATAATCAAGTACTTGAAAGAGTCAGTTATGCTGAGTTATTTAATCGTCAGCAACTTGTGTTCTGCACTGTTACGGAAGATCTTGATGGTAAAGCGCAGTATCTTGCAATTTCTCCAAACTTCATCCATTCATTAGACGCAGCACATATGTTTATGACTATCTCCCAAATGCTTGATGAAGGTATGTCTGCTTATTCGTTTGTACATGATTCATATGGAACTTATGCTCCTGATGTTGATAAGATGCATGTACTACTGAGAGAAGAATTCATCAAGATTCATAAGGAGAATCAACTTGAAAGACTCAAGAAAGAAATTGAAGAAAGATACGGCATCTACCTCCCAGAATGCCCCCAACAAGAAAACGAATTCAAAGTCGAAGAAATCATTGAATCAGAATACTTCTTTGCCTAAGAATGTTATCTATCCAGATAAAATACCTAAGCTTGTTAAGGTTCTATGGGTTGATGCTATGACTATTGGTGGGGCTGAATGGTTAGGTAAAGAAGAAGCCAAGTCTTCTGCTAAAGAACCACTACCAATGATGTTAACGGTAGGTTTTGTTCTCCATAATGACGAAGAACAAATCTCCTTAACTTCAACAATCGGACCTGGTGAGACTGCTCAGGTAAATAAAATACCTAAGCGAATGGTGATTAAGATTGAGGAAGTATAATGGCAGAGCAAAAGAATATTCGTCGTAAGGATTATAAAGAATTTAATCCTGAAAAATTTAAGAGAGAACAAGAACGCAAAAGACGTCAACAACAACGTCAGAATGCACGGAGAAATAAGTATGGACAAGATTCCTGAGTTTTATAATTATTATCAACGACTACATATAGAAGGTAAGTTCAATGTATATGAACCTATTCCTCAAGATAATGGTGAACCATTGCCACCTCTAGCTGTTCAATGGAAAGAAGATGCCAAGCGCAGATGGGGGAAGAATGAGAACACTGGTAATCGGTGACTTACATTGTCCAGCAGATCATGAAGACTATTTTCAATTCTGTCTTGACATGAAACGTAAATATAAAACAAACAATACCGTGTTCATTGGTGACATCATTGATCATGAAGCTATCTCAGCACATGACAAGAATCCATCATTGCCAGGTCCCATTGATGAGTTGGCCCAAGCAAGAGAAAGTATACGCAAATGGTACAATGCATTTAAGAATGCATCTGTATGTATTGGTAATCACGATGCACGAGTACAAAAGAAAGCAGTAAAGAATGGTATTCCTGAGGTTTATCTTAAATCTTATTGTGATGTGTATAATACTCCCACTTGGAATTGGGATTATAATTTTGAGTTCAATGGTGTTTATTATGTTCATGGCGATGGTTGGGGCGGTCAGTACCCTTCATTCAACGCTGCCAAAGCAAGACTACAATCAGTAGTCTGTGGACATCACCATAGCCTTGCTGCTATTAATTGGATTAAAGGACCAACAACCATGTATTTTGGTATGAATGTTGGCTGCGGCGTGGATCAGCGTCACCCAGCACTTTCATATTCAAAGCCACACCTTAAGAAAGCCATCCTAAGTTGTGGTATTGTTATTGATGGCACACAACCTTATTTGGAGATTATGTAATGAGTGAAGAAACTACAAAAGAACAACAAGTAAACGCTGTTCCAACCGAAGCTGTAGTTGCATACTTGTCGGATCTTTACCGACAACTTGATGCACTTAGCTTTAACATCCGTACTAATATTAACAACATCATGCCAAAGGTAGATGGAGAAGTTACCAATGCCAGCACCGACCAAAGCTAAATATGCTAAGCCCTTCGTGACGGGCAATGTCACTGTTAAGTGGTCACACCTTATGTCCCCAGACGACAAGTTCGGAAATCCAAACCATTCTGTAACTGTTGAGCTTACACCTGAGTTGCAAAAGCAACTTCAATCGTCTGTCAAGGAACTTGGTGGTAAGAAGATCAACGGACTTAAGGATGCTGATGGAATCAAGACCATCAAGTTTAAGAATGTCCTTAAGGCCAAGGAAGGCATCAAGGTTTTCCCAGTCATTGGTCCTGATACCAAGCCAACTGATACCGTACCATTCGGTTCAGATGTAGTCAGGGTCAAGGTCACTCCTGCGCTCATTGGTCGAGACAATTCGGTTTCATTCTATATGGAATCAATTCAATTGATTGAGCGTAACTATGTTGGACAGAACTCAGAATTCACTGATGTAAGCAATAAGCCCATCAGTGATGATGAAGTTCCATTCTAAGTAGGTGACTCATGCGGAGTTATAGGTTCCCAATCAATCCCGTTGCTGCATCACGCCCTCGTGTCAGCAAGTTCGGAGCATATTTCACGGGACCGTATAAGAAGTTCCGCTCGGCGGCTGCTATTATAATCAATAGAATCCTCGGGCGGAACTTCACTCCAATGAGTGGAAAACTTGCAGTTGATATAAAATGTTTTGTAACAAGACCTAAAACAACTAAGCTAGAATACCCAAGAGCTGATGTAGATAACTACAGCAAAGCCATTCTAGATTCGTTAAATGGTAAGTTGTGGGATGATGACTCACAGATCATTGCTTTGTTCATATCAAAGCAATGGGCAGACTGCGGTGAAGAAGGTTACTTCATTGTAGATATTGAGGAAATCAAAGTTGAACATCGAAAAGTATCGTGAAATAGCAAGAGAAGAATTCTTTAATATTGATCAATATAGATCACACAATCATGTATCAATTATCTTACAAGATAATCGTATACTTGGTATTGGAATTAATAAGAGAAAGACCCATCCTCTAGCCGCAAAGTATGGCTATAGGAGCTGCGAACTCCACAGCGAACTCGATGCACTCTTAAAAGTTCCAAAGAATAATAGAGATAATCTTACCTTGCTTAACTTCAGGTTTGGTCCAAAGGGAGATATGAAGTTATCCAAACCTTGTAAGCTATGCTTGCCGTGGTGTATGGAAACATTTGTAGAAATACATTACTCCGTTCCCGATGGATTAATTCAATTGGATTATTAAGGTCAAGCTATTGGCTGGTGCCAACTATGCCTAACGTGTTCGCAGACATGTTAATAATATGGTGGCATGGTGGGGGTTCGATTCCCCCAGATAGCTGTAATGGTAGGGTGCCTGATAGATTTGGTAAAAGGTCGTGACTTATAATCGCGCTCATGTGGGTTCGACTCCCACCCCTACTACTAAAGTGGGCAGTGCGTTACTGCCCTGTTTTTATCCCAAGGAGATAAAATGTCAAGAAAAATGTCGGTAACAATTGATGTAGTTCGAAGTATCACAGAAATTTGGTACTTTGATATTGAAGATGATGCTAATCCAGAGAGCATCTTCCAAGATATTAAAAACAATCCAAACATTCTCTGGACTAAGTTTGATTCCAATATAAATTTCTCAGAAGACTTTGATGAAATGGTAAGTCAGGTAATAAATTATGAAGTCGAATAAGATGCATGCAATTGTTGTTTTGCCTGATGGTGAAACTTGGAATACTGTAGATAGCTGTAGTATTTGTATCATTACAGATGAAGATCTACAAAAACTTGTTAATGAAGAGATTGATGCACGGGATCTAATCCCACCTGTTGAAATTGGTTTGGGAGTCTATTACCATGGATCTGGAGGATGACGCACACATGAACACTTCACTTGGAACAACTACTGTACAAGAAGTAATTAACGTACCAATTATGGTTTCCCCTGATTTGTACAATCAACTTGCTGATCTTGTACTACAACGTATTGAAGACAGCACAACATTCCGTGAGATTGTTGATGCTCGTATTGAACATTGGATGAATCGTAACTTTGATATCAATGATTACGAAACCAGTGGACTTAAGGAAGATATTATGGATTCAGTTCGGTTTGATTTGAAGCAAAGCATTCGTGCTGAAGTTGAAATTCATATTGATTAAGTACAAGGGATGCAGCCATGTAGGAAATGGCAGAGGTGACAAGCCTTGTCCTAGCATAGAAGCTAGACAACTCAGTGCAAATCTGAGCATCCCGCTTTATTTCCATAGCTCAACTGGATAGAGCAACAGCCTTCTAAGCTGTAGGTTGCTGGTTCAAGTCCAGCTGGAAATGTTAAAGGAGTATCACAAATGGATTATCACAATATCGAAGATCTTGAAATTAAACTAAAAATTCTTGAGGAACGTATTTACAATGCCTCTATTCTCTTGGCTGATTGGGATGGTTACTATAATCCCAAAAATAAAAAAGGTAATGCAGAAGAACTTGCTAAGTTAATTGAAGAAGCGTATATAATTTTACAAGGAAAAAGTTGGAAAGGAAATTAAATATGGAAGAACTTAAGTTAATCATTACAATCATTAGTTTTATTGGTGTTATTATTTTTATTCTAATTGCTTGGAATAATGACAAGTTAATTCAGAAACTACAAAAAGATAATACAAGTAATCAAGATGTACTAAATCAACGATTGCTTAATCTTGAAGAACATTGGAATAAACGTCTTCGGGATACGCAAAATTATTTTACACACTCTAATGCATGCAATAACGACCTTATTTATAAGAAATTAGATAACCTGTCTACCTGCTATAGTTCAACCGAAAGTCGTGTATCTGATCTTGCATCTAGACTTTGGTTGGTAGAAGGTAATATACAATCTCTTCAACCATACATGAAACGACTTAGCCTTAAGAAGTTAATTAAGACTTCTGCTAATGTTCAAAAAGGTTTTATTAAGGAACTAAAGGAAATTGAGAATGAACTCAAATGAAATCCTTAAACTCTTGGAAAATGCACTTGACTATTCGTCAACAACTGATTACCACTTTGGCTTTACCGCCAAAGAAATTCACCGTAAGTGTATTGCCCATATTAGATTGTTGGATCAAGAAAACCAAACGCTAAGAGAAATGCTTGAAAATTGTAAAGATACTAAAACATTCCATCTTGGCTGGGGTAAAGGAAAGGATGAGTAATCATGGATATAGCTGAAGAGCTTTGTAAATGTACTCTATGTGGTTGTTGGGATTATCCTGTTAACCATCACAACGATTGCTCTATTTGTGCAAGGTTGCAATATGGAGATGATTGAAGAAGCAGACTATTGGAATAATTATTTTAAGACTCACTATAGGTGAGTCACTTGGCTTCGTGGCGGAATGGCATACGCAGCGGACTTAAAATCCGTAGCCGCAAGGCGTGGGGGTTCAAGTCCCCCCGAAGCTACTGGCCCTTATAGCTCAGTTGGTAGAGCAACCGACTTTTAATCGGTTGGTCGCAGGTTCAAGTCCTGCTGGGGGCATTGTTAATTTTTACTTAAGGAGTAATTATGGAAACTGAATCAAAAGTAGTATCGCGTAAACGCTGTCCTAAATGTGCAGCACAAGGTAATGATACATCTGGTAACAATCTTGCTGTCTATGATGACGGCCATAGTTATTGTTATGCTTGTGAATTTTATATTAAAGGAAACAAACCAATGGAAACAATTGTAGAAGAGACACCAACATATGCTACAGAAAAGTTCCGAACAGGTGAGATCAAGGCTTTACCACACCGACGAATTAACGATAAAACTACTAGACAGTATGGATATGAAACAACCAACACAGGGGCAGAGGTTGAAAATTTCTACCATGCGGATGGTACACTACAAGCTCAACATATCCGATACGATGGAAAGAAGTTTGCTTGGCTTGGCGACACCTCCAATTTGCAGTTCTATGGTCAACAACTGTTTCCTAGTGGTGGCAAGAGGATTCTCATTACAGAAGGAGCCATTGATTGTCTTACCATGGCCCAACTGTTTGACAATAAGTACCCAGTTGTGTCCATCCCAAATGGAGTTAATTCAGCTGTAAGATGTGTCAAAGATAATTATGATTACCTTGCTTCCTTTGAAACAATTGTAATTTGTTTCGATATGGATGATCCTGGTCAACGTGCAGCACGAGAAGTTGCTGAGATCCTACCTCCTGGTAAGGCTAAGATTATGTCATTGCCTCGTAAAGATCCAAATGAAATGCTGATTAATGCTGAGTCTGCTCAGTTGCTTCAAGCATATTGGAATGCAAAGACATACTCACCTGATTCAATTCTACACGTCAGTCAAATTGTTTCAGAGAATGAGAACTCATCGGTTCAAGTCTATGAGTATCCTTGGGATTCTCTAACAACATTTATGATTGGTCAGGACTCTGGTCGTCTTAATCTGTGGACAAGTGCCACGGGTCACGGCAAGTCCACTATCATCAGAGAGCTAATGGTCGATCATCTCAACCACGGTCGTGCTGTTGGTGGCGTCTTCCTAGAAGAATCTCCAGAACAAACTGTAGATGACCTTATCTCACTTAAGATTGGTAAGCCAGTCCGTAAGATTATGTCTCAACGTCAACTCAATGAACTTCGTAAATCCAACAACAAGTCTATTGTTGATATGGTAGAAGATAATCTAACTGAGGAAGAATATGCTGAAGCAAAGACCTATATTAGCTCTAAGCCTCTTTATCTTTATGATCATATCGGTAATGCTAATATCAATAACATTATTAATCGCCTTGAGTACATGGCTGTTGGCTTGGATTGCAAAGTCATATTCCTTGACCACATCACTTTGCTTGGTAATATGCTATTGTCTAGTGGTTCTGATTTCGGTAATGATGAAAGACTTGTTCTTGACTCGGTAATGAAGAAGCTCCGTGAACTGGTCGAACGTACTGGTGTCACACTCCATGTCATTGCCCATATCAAGAAGACTGATAAGAATGTAGACGAAGGTGATCGAATCAACCTTAACGATCTCCGTGGCTCAGGTTCTCTTGCTCAGATTGCAGATAATGTCTTTGCACTTGAACGTAATGCTCAGCACCCAGATCCATTGACTTGTAACACAACCAATGTACGAGTCCTTAAGAATCGTAAGGGTGGTCGTAGAGGTATTGCTACAGCATTGTTCTACAATAACCAAACATCCAAGCTTATGGATGTTCCATTCGTACTTACCCCTGAAGGAGAGGTGCTTTATCGCTATGAACAAGCTGGTGTTTGACATTGAGGCTAATGGTCTTAATGAAGTTGTTGCTGGTAAGAAAGATACATATCTACCAGAAGCAAATAAGATTTGGTGTATGTCCATTAAGGATATTGAAACTGGAGAATCCCTGTTATTTGAACAGGATAATCTAACTGATGGTGTTGAAATACTTAGAAATGCAGAGCTAATCATTGGTCATAATATTCTTGGATTTGATATTCCATTAATTGAAAGACTCTATGGCCCTCTGAATAAACAACCTTATACTGAAATCCTAGATACATTAATCCTAAGTCGAATGATGTATGGGGATAATCCACCAACAAAGGATCAATCCCATTCTCTGTTGGCGTGGGGTGAATATCTTGGTGAATCCAAGATTGATTATCAAGGTGGTTGGGATTCATATACAGAAGAAATGGGTAAATATTGCCTACAAGATTCTGTTGTAACTGCAAAGATATGGGATCACTTTAGTCAGCAAAACTATATGGTTCAATATAGTCGCGCTATTAGAATGGAACATGTCGTAGCAGATATGATCAAGCGTCAAGTAGAAGCTGGGTTTGGATTTGACATTGACAAGGCTGAAGCCTTAGAAATGGAACTGCTAATTGAAAAGTCACAGATCGAAGACACAATGCGTCGAATCTTCCCAGACAAGATCATTGTTAGACATTCTGAGAAAACAGGAAAGCGACTCAAAGACAAAGTTGAAGTATTCAATCCAGGTTCTCGACAACAAATCGCAGAACGTCTCCAAGAAAAGTATGGTTGGGAACCAAGTACAACGGACAAAGGCAACCCCAAAGTGGACCATGAAGTTCTATCTAACCTAGAATATCCTGAGGCCAAAACCCTATGTGAATATTTCGATCTCATTAAACTAATGAGTCAAGTATCTGATTGGGTAGGTCGTGCTCGTAAATCTAGAGATGGCCGTATTCATGGTTATATTAATACTCTTGGTGCTGTGACTGGTCGTATGTCTAGCAAAGAACCAAACATTCAACAAGTCCACTCTGACCCTAGAGCAAGAGCATTGTTTGTTCCTAAGAAGAATTGGGTTCTTGTTGGTTCAGACCTCAAAGGTCTAGAGCTAAGAATGCTTGCTCATTATCTACATCCATTTGATAATGGTTCATATGCCAAGGAAGTTTGTGAAGGAGATATCCATACTCACAATCAAAAGGCTATGGAACTAGAGTCTAGAAATACAGCTAAGACTGCAATCTATTGCTTCTTGTATGGTGGTGGTGATGAGAAGTTTGCCAAGACTATTGGCTCTTCTACTTACAAAGCCAAACAAACCAAGAATAAACTACTTAGTAATATTCCTGGACTTAAGAAGTTGATTGAAAATTGTCGATTTGATACCTTAGATAAAGGTTTTGTCAAACCGTTTAATTGGCGACCTGTCTTTGTTCGTAAAGAACACGCTGCTCTCAATACCTTGCTTCAATCCTCTGGTGCTCATATTGCCAAGGCTTGGGCTTGTGTAGCTGATCAACGTCTTAAGATGGAGATTGGTCAAAATAAATTTAACTGGGTTGCTTCTGTTCATGACGAACTACAAGTAGAATGTCATCCAGATGTAGCTCATAAAGTTGGTAACATCCTCTGCGAATCTGCAACCACTGCTGGTGAATTACTACGCAGCAATTGTAAGATTGAAGCAGAATACAAAATTGGAAATAACTGGTCGGAGACACACTAATGCCACGAGATTATAAAGATGAATACGAAAAGTTTCAATCCTCAACTAAATCAAAGAAAGACCGAGCCCACCGTAATAAAGTACGACGCAAAGCTTTAAAAGATGGTCGTGTTAAGAAAGGTGATGGAAAAGATATTGACCATGTTGATGGAAACCCAAGAAACAATTCTAAGAAGAATTTAAGAGTTGTTAGTAAATCAACCAATCGAGCTAAACGATGAAAGACATATTTCTTTGGATTGCTGTTGGTATTTTAGTATACACTTTTTATCAAATGTTACGATTTGTGTGGGGCGACGATGAATGATGCAGTTTATTTTATGCGCCAAGTAAACGAGTTTATAGCTAGTAATCCAGATCACCCAATTGTAATCAAATATAATCGTGGAGATATTGGATTGGGTTATATTATTCGACATTGGCAGGAGATTCATAATGAGAATTATTCAAATTAGTGGTAAGGGCAGGGTAGGTAAAACTACCCTTGCTCATTTAATTGCCAAGTATTCACTTGATCTTGGTTTTAATCCAGTAATCCTTCCATTTGCAGATGCTATTAAGAAGATGGCTGAGGCAAATGGAATTACTAAAGAAGCAGATTCAACACAATATCGTGAATTCTGCCAAAAGCTTGGTGCTTCAAGACGAGCCGAAGATCCAGACTACTGGGTCACTAAAACTTATGAAACAATCCAAGAATACATGCTTAAAGAAATTGACAATAAGAAAGAGAAACCTAACTTTGAATATGTTATTATTCAAGATGATGTTAGGTATACAAATGAACTTGCCTTTGGTCGAGATCTTGTAGCTACTCAAATCTTTGTCTCTTCTGATTATAGAGAATTGTCAGAAGATAAAGCTGAATGGAGAAACCATGAAAGCGAAGCTCTTGCTAATGTAGTAGAAGAGTCTTTTACTGGTGAAGCTCCAAATGATTATGATGAAACCTTTGATATTATTATCTTTAATGGAGATGGTTATCTACCAACTTTAGAAAAGGAAGTAAAGAATAATCTTCAGTTGTGGTTGGATATTGGTTATTTAGAACTTTCAGAAATAGAGGACTTGAATGAAACCAACGGAAGCGATTCTTGATGGAGATATTATTGCCTATAGAGCGGCTTTCTGGGCTGATTCTGAAGGCATTGAAGACCTTCCTGGTCGCATTGCACAAGATATAAAGAACTGGACCCCTGAGGGTGTAGATACTCTTTATATTGCAATGTCGTGTCCTAGAAGTCACAACTACCGTCGAATGTTGTGGCCTGTCTATAAACAACATCGTGATGATTATAAATCCCCTGACTCAATGGGAGTGGCTTTAGAATGTATTTACGATATACCCAATACCACAGTACGTTGTGTGAACAACCTAGAAGCAGACGACCTTATTGGAATGTTGGTGTCCGAAGGCAGGGCAATTGGAGTGACGGTAGACAAGGATCTACGTCAGATTCCAGGCTGGCATTGGAACCCCGACAAGGAGCCAGAACCAGTCCAGGTATCTGGAGAAGAGGCCGATAAGTACTTCTATCAACAATGGATGACTGGGGATACTACAGATAATATCTGGGGTCTATGGAAAGTAGGCCCAGCCAAAGCTAAAAAGATATTAGATAATAGCCCCAAGGAAACATGGGATGAGCTTATTATGACTATGTACAAGGAAGAAGACTGGGCTAAGCGGCCTGAAAATAAACGACCTGTTGAGATGTTTCGGGAAGAATTTGCCCTATCTCAAGCACGTTGTGTTCGTATTTTGCGTACTGGGGATTATGACAAGGATAACCATAAGGTAAACTTATGGGTCCCAAATAACCTTGCAGTTAGAAACATTTTGGATTTATCGAAGGGAGTTATAGAGAATGAGTAAGTTACTACAAGAGTTTACCGCCATTGACAAGTACTGTCGGTGGATTCCAGAAAAGAATAGACGAGAGTCATGGAATGAAGCTGTAGATCGTTATTTCAATTATCTTATTAAGAGACTAGATCTCAAGGATCGTCTTAATAACGAAGATTGGATGGAGCTTCACAAAGCAAAGGACTTGATGAAAGAGTATCAAGTCTTTGGTTCTATGCGTGCTCTAATGACGGCTGGCCCAGCCTTGGATAAGGATGATGTTGCAGCTTATAATTGTTGCTACATTGCAATCAACGATCCCCAAGACTTTGGCAATATCCTGTATACACTAGCCTGTGGTACTGGGGTTGGGTTCTCAGTTGAAAAAGACAATATTAACAACCTACCTATAATTGCAGAAACAATTACCAAAGTAGATGAAAAGTTAGTTGTCCCAGATTCAAGAGAAGGTTGGGCTGATACCTATGTTTCCTTTATTAAGGGTTTGTATAATGGCAAGCACTATGAAGTAGACTTTAGTGAGATTCGTCCTGCTGGAACAAGACTCAAGACCTTTGGTGGTCGAGCTTCTGGTCCAGAACCATATATTAAATTGATTAAGTTTACTGCTAAGGTATTCCATAATGCCAAGGGTCGTAAGCTTAAGTCATTAGAAGTACATGATCTTGTTTGTCAGGTTGCCGAATCAATTATTTCAGGCGGTGTACGTCGCTCTGCTTTGATTTCTTTGTCTGATCTTTCTGACCACGAGATGGCACATGCAAAGTCTGGACCTTGGTGGGAAACCCATGGTCGTAGATCATTAGCTAATAATTCAGCTGTGTATGAAACAAAACCAGATATGGGTATGTTCCTACACGAATGGTCAGCTTTGTACAATAGTCGATCTGGTGAACGTGGTGTCTGTAATCGAGAAGCAATGCGGAAGTTTGCAGAACGAGCAGGACGAGATACTAACTATGCATTTGGTACAAATCCATGTTCAGAAATTATTCTACGTCCAGATCAATTCTGTAACCTCTCAACAATTGCTGTTCGTCCAGACGATCAAGCTCCACAACTTATAGATAAGATTAGATATGCAACCATTCTTGGTACTCTTCAGTCAGCTCTTACTGATTTCAAATACTTTGCATCCCGAAGACAAATTAACTTCAAGAATAACTGCGAAGAGGAGCGACTACTTGGAGTATCTATGACTGGTATCTTTGATAATATCTATACCAATGGTGGTCATGGTCCCCAAGAATTACAAAAGTTACTAGAAGCTTTACGTTATATTGCTCATGCAACAAATGAAAAATGGGCAAAGCTAATTAATATTTCTCCAAGTAAATCAATTACTTGTATTAAGCCAGAAGGAACTACTAGCTGTGTAGCTGGTACTGCATCTGGTTTACATCCAAGACATAGTAAGTTTTATATTCGACGTAGCCAAATGCCCATAGGATCACCAATGACTCAGTTTCTTAAGGATGCTGGAGTTCCTTGGCAACCATTCTTCTATAGTCCAGAAACTATGGTTGTGTTTGAATTCCCTGTTAAGGCAGACTTTGGTGTTACTCAAGATCAAATTAATGCAATAGGTCATCTTAATTTGTGGTTAGCATATCAACTTTGGTATTGTGATCACAAACCAAGTGTTACTGTAAACTATACAGATAAAGATTTCTTGTCTATTGGTCATTGGTTATGGACTAATTGGCATTATGTTTCAGGTGTATCTTTCTTACCCAAGGATGACAACACATATGAACATACGCCATTTGAAACTATTACTGAAGAACAGTATAATGAGTTAAATGCTAAGATGCCAGAGTCTATTGATTGGAGTCTTCTTTCAAAGTATGAACAAGAAGATACAACTAAGTCATCTCATGCTATGGTTTGCACAGCAGCGGGATGTGAATTAACCTAAGGAGTTATTATGCCAACAATGTTTATTGAGTCCGAGTATGATATGGATCAGGCGTTAGCCGAGACTATTAAATTAGTACAGCTAAAAGAAGCCACCCTTGATGTCGGCTTTAATAACATTAAAATGGTAAATATTTTTCTTGATAATCTACATAATTCTCTTGAAGAGAATAAGATTACTCCAGAAGATAAGAAGTTTCATCTCAATATAATGGTTAAGAACAATGAACAGAATTGAAATTCTTTTAAAGCAACATCGTGAGGGCGGGGTCCAGAACAAGGATCTCGCCCTCTGTTTGCATTACATCAATCAACTACAACTAGAAAAGATTAAAAATGAAACAAGAGTTTCACATACCGAAGGAACTGATTCAGTACCTGGAGAAATTAATAATCCTAGTCCCAAACGATCTAAAACTAAAGGACTTTGATAGAGGCTTCAAGGCTGGTCAATTAGAAGTTTTAAATAAACTTCGTGCCTTATTAGAATCTCAAGAAAGGAGGTAACTATGGGTAAAGGTGGAAGTGGTGGCGGATTAAATTCCGAACAACGAAAAGAACAAATGCGTTTGCAAGAGGAAATGTATACTCGGCAAATGTCTCTTCAACAACAATACCAAAAGGAAGCCGAAGAACGGTTACGTCTAGAAAGAGAACGAGAAAGACAACTCGAATTCTTACGAAGAACTGAAGCTGCTGAAGCTAAAGAAACCTCAAGAGTAAGAGAAGAAAAACAAGAAGCATCATTATTTAGAGAAATGACTGGACAATCAGCTCAAGAATCCAGTGATTTCGGTGGTGGCTTTAATTTAGATATGCCTACAATTGAAAGACCTGGTTACGAACAAGAAGATAGACCACTCTAAGGAGAGACAATGAACCAAGAAAAGACTATTAAAGATAGATGGTTAACACTCCATAATAAAAGAACTACTAAGTTAGATAAAGCAAGAGCATGTGCTGCAATTACAGTACCAACCTTGTTACCTTATCAATCTATGACTGGAGAAGATAACCTCTTTCAAACTTATTCTTCGGTTCAGTCTAGAGGTGTAACTTCTTTAGCAAGTAAGATTCTCAGTGTTCTTATTCCACTAAACGATACTCCATTCTTTTCGTTTGGTTTAAAGAATGGTCGAGAACCTACTCCAGATATTAAGGAATATCTAGATAAGTTATCTTTCCAAGTTTATAGAAAACTAATATCAAATAACTTGCGAGAGATGGCTTATCTCGCTATTCAACATTTAATTGTTATTGGTGATGTTTTAATTATTATGGAAAACGATTACAGTTTCCGAGTAATTAGACTTGATCAATTTGTTGTCCGAAGAGATGTTAATGGTTCTGTAAAAGAGTTTATCTATTTAGAATTTATTTCCCCAAGTAATGAGGAACCAGCAAGTGCCTATGATTTCCTTTCGGGCGAAGAAACACAAACAGGCTATAAAACAATATACATTAGAGTATCACAAGACGAAGACACAAAGCAATGGAAAGTTGAAAAAGAAATGGAAGGCAATACCTTTGATACTGGGTATTATGATGTTCTTCCTTATATTATGTTGCGTTGGTCTAATATTGCTGGTGAGGATTACGGACGTTCTCATGTCGAAGATATTTATTCAGACATTCGTACCCTTGAGTCCTATAGCCGTGCCCTTATTCAAGGTATGGCCGCTGGTTCAACTTTCTTTATGGGTATTGATCCCGCAGGAATTACTGAAATAGATGATCTTGCTGGGGCTCAGAATGGTCAATGGGTTGCAGCTAGAAAGAACGATGTCTTTGTAATCTCCCCCAGTGAAACCATGAATCCTCAGCTCCAATCATCTAGCGCAGCTGTAGAAGCAATGCGTAAAGAGGTAGGCCAAGGCTTCCTATTACAGACCGCAGCCATGCCTACAGGAGATCGTGTCACAGCAACGGCTATTAGAGCCGTAGGTAACGAGCTAGAAACCATCCTAGGTGGTACATTCTCTGCTATTGCAAGAGACTTTATGATTCCAATTATTAAGAGAACTATCTACTTGATGTTGGAGAATAATGAAATTGATCAACGCATGGCTCAGCAGTTTGATGAAGATAATGGTATTCTTAATATTGAAATCCTAACTGGTTTACAATCACTTAGTCGAGAGTCCGATATTACTAAACTATTACAGATGGGTGAAATGATTCGTAACCTTCCACCTGAAGCGGCATCATCCTTTAAGTGGGAATCCTATGCTCGCGCTTTGATTACTTCTATGGGCTTTGATGCTAACAACTGGGTTCGCAGTGCCGAAGAAATCAAACAAGAAAAGATGGAAATGGCTAAGGCTCAGCAACAAATGGAAATGCAAAAGATGTTTGCAGGAGCCGCTGCAAATGCTATGGGTGGCGCTGCTCAACAAGATCTAATTAATACAGGTGGTGAAAATATCCCACCTAATATGGCTCAACAAGCAATGCAAATGCTAGGAGGACAACCAAATGGCTAAACGACCTGATAAAAAATCAATGCCTTGTAATAAACCCAGAGCATCTACCTCTGCTGGTAAAAAGAAAATGGTTAAAGCATGTGCCAATGGTCAAGAAAAAATCATTCACTTTGGAGCAAAAGGTTATGGTCACAACTATAGTTCGGAAGCTCGTAAGTCTTTCAAAGCACGGCATAACTGCGACGCTGCGGATAATAAACTAACTGCTAAATACTGGGCCTGTAAGAATCTTTGGGCAGGGCCTGGTGGTTCAAAGGCATCTTGTCCTAAGGGTAGAAAGTGTAAAGGATGACTGATAAAAAACAATCTGCTGTTGCTAGACGTTTAGCTAAATTAAATGATGCGGTAATTATTCAAAACGAAACAACCACTAATCAATTAATTTCACAACAGGTTAACACAAATACCCTTGGAATTAGTAACCTCAACAGTGAAGTTTACAGTCTTCAAAATCAAAATAATAATCTAGCAAGTTCTTTGCAGTTTCAATTAGACGATACTCAACCTACTTCGTTAATGGCTAGGGTTATTGATTTAGAAAATAATCCATCTGGTGGTGGTGGAGGTATTGATCCAACAGATCCAACCCAACCAATATTAATTGTTGAGAATTTTTTAAATCTAAACAATGGAGATCGAGGCGATGGTGTTGTTATACCCTATAGTTATCCTACTGTTTCTCCTACCTTACTTAACAATTTTAGCTTTACAGTTACAGCTGCAAATTCAGAACCCGATCACCTTGGTATTATTGAGTTAGAACCTTTTGAATCTGTGGTTTGTGGATTTGCATTAGGTTCTCAAGGTAATGAACCATTACTAAGATTTGGTGACTTAAATACCACAACCTTAATATTTAGAACAGCTGGTATTAAAGATACGTTTTTTAGGTTTGGTTTAAATAATGACTTAGAAAATACTAGTGGCATAGACCAAACAACAAATGGAATTTACTTTGAATTACTAAGTACAGATACTAATTTCTTTGCAGTAACAAAAACAAGTAGTACACAAACAAGAACTAATACAGGTGTTGCTTGGGTAGCTAATACTTGGTATATTTTAAAAATTACAAGAAACTCCAGTAATCAACCTATATTTACTATAAATACAACTGAAGTTACAAATACAACAAATATTCCTACAGGATTTTTAAACCTTGGTATATCTGTTTTTAGGAATGTTACTAATGCAACTACATATGATTTAGATTTTTTTAGTCTTAAATTAGGAGATGTAACTCCAGTATTACCTACAGGTACTACTGTAGAAGGTACCCCTAATGAAGTAGAAGTTACTAGTGCTGGTTCAGTTTATACTGTAGGATTGCCTAATTCAATTACGGTAAATACTGTAAATACATCTCAACTTAATTTTAATACAACACCATTAGCACCAACAAATACTATTGGTGGTCAATATTGGGATACAACTTATAATACATTATCACTTGGTTTAACAACCAATACAAACCTTAAAATTGGTCAAGGTTTATATAAATATGCAAGAAACACAAGTGGATCTCTAATTCCAAAAGGTAAAGTTGTATACATAAATGGACATCATGCCAATACGCAATTAACTATTGGTTTGGCTAATGCAACAACTGAAGCTACTAGTGCTGATGTAATTGGAGTAACAGCAGAAGATATCGCACATAATACAAGTGGTTTTGTACAAACCTTTGGTTATTTAACGGGATTTGCAACAAATACCACAGAAATTCTTGTGGGACAAGAAGGTAAAGCACTCTATCTTTCTGCTGATACATCAGGGGATATGCGTACTGGACTACCTCCTCAACCACTACACGGAGTTAGGGTTGGTTTCTTGGTTCAGAGATCTGGTACTGGCGCTATGTTTATCAATGTTCAGAACTACCAAGAACTAGAAGAATTATCAGATGTCAAAATTACCAGCATTGCTAATAATGATGTACTACAATGGGATAACACGGATCTCCGTTGGGAGAATAGGTCACTAGCTACAGCTGGTATTGCCGCTGCTAGTCATACCCATCCTCTTAGTGATCTAACCCAAAGTTCAGCAACACCCAATCAAGTTCCTCAATGGAATGGTACTAATTGGGTTCCTGTTACGCTAAGTACAGGAGGTAGCCCAGGTGGTTCTACAGGTCAAGTACAATACAACAATGCTTCAGCCTTTGCAGGAGCTACTAATGTTAAGATTAATTCTAATAATCTAGAGTTAGTTAAGCCAGCTTCAGAACCTACTACAGCACCAGCAGACTCTATTGTAATGTATACAAAGAGTATTGGTCAAAGAGACTTACCAGCCTTTGTTGATTCTTCTGGTTGGGCTACTAATCTTCAGACTTGCATTGCAAGAAATAAGTTTAGTATGATGAACTTTAATGCAGGCACCACAACGGCTCCAATATCTACGGGATTTGTCTATACACCAACAGTCGTAGGTACAGGCAATACTGCATCTGGTGCAGTTACAATAGGTACAACAAGTTTATTAGCTGGTTCTCGTAGATCAAGTTTTCTTACCGCTAATACCGCAGGAAACGCAGCTGGGTGGAGAACATCTGTAGCTCAGTGTTGGAGAGGTAACGGGGTAGATCGTGGTGGTTTCTTTTGTGTATGGAAGTTTGGTATTGGAGATGCAACTCTACAAACAGATGCTACTTTATTTGTAGGATTAAACGATTCTACAAACGCCCCAGATGCAACAGCAATTGATAATCCAACTACAACAAGTAATGCTTCTATGAGAAATACTGTTGGTTTGGTTTTAGCTGGTGGATCAACTACATATACTATTATCCATAGAAACGGAACAGGTCTTCCAACAACAATACCACTAACTGGTTTTACAGCTAACCTTACTGATATTGTAGAATTTTGTTTGTATGCTGCTCCAAACGATTCAACAATTCATTATTATGTAAAAATTTATGCTAACTCTGGAAGCAATCAAGAAATTAGTAATAATATTGGAACAGCTAATATTCCGCCAAATACAACTTTATTTGTTCCTCATTGTTGGCGTGGAAGGACTTCATTAGCAGCCGCTGCCGTAGCTGTTCATTGTCACACATTTTCAATAGAGCAACCACACTAAGGAGAAACTATGGCAAGTAAAAATAATTGGATTAAGGGTGCAATTAAACGACCAGGAGCTTTAACTAAGAAGGCTAAAGCAGCTGGTAAGTCTATTTCTTCCTATTGCAAAGGTGGTAAATTAACCACTCAGACCAAGCGTCAATGCAATCTAGCTAAGACCCTTAAGGGTTTCAACAAATAACCTAGGAGTTAGAATCTATGCCTAAGGATGCATGTTATAAAAAAGTTATGAAAGCGTATAAAGGTAAGTCTAGTGCTTACGCTTCAGGTTCTATGGTTAAATGCCGTAAGGTAGGGGCCAAGAACTGGGGTAATAAGACCAAGAAAGGAGGGCGCTAAGATGCCAAAAGTAGGTAAGAAATCATTCCCTTACACAGCTAAGGGCAAGGCCGATGCAAAGGCCGAAGCCAAGAAAACTGGTAAGAAGATGTCAACAAAGAAGGGTATGAAGTAATGGCTGACTTTTCCTTAGAAAAAAAGGAAGGTTTGCATGGTTGGTTCAAGCGGAACAATGGTAAGGGCTGGATAAACTGTAAGACGGGTGGGCCATGTGGTCGAAAGTCTGCCAAGTCTGGCGGCTCTTATCCCGCTTGCCGACCAACCAAAGCACAATGTACAAGTAAAGGTGTAAAAGCAAAGAAAAGTTCTAAACCAGTGTCTTGGGAATCCAAGAAGAAAGGAAAAAAATAATGGCAAAGAAAAAGAAAATGTCTTCTAAGAAGAAACCCAAGATGTCATGTGGATGCGGAGGTAAGAAATGATTCCCCCTAATGGTTCAATTAATTTTATTGCTTCATCTGGCACGTTAAATGTCACTACTGTTGGGGCTCACTCCCTTACTGGAACATGCTTTAGCGGATCGACTCAGATTATTGTAACTACAGCTCCAAATGTTGTATTTGCAAACCTTAACTCAGCATCTGGTATATTTTTAACCAGTACCGCTGTATCTCCATTTGCAGCTTGTACAAGAGTAATTGATCAACGAAGTCCAATTTCTTATGCAATTACCGCTGTTAGTTATGCTTCAACAACTGTAACTTTAACTGTTAATGCATTACCTGTTGCTCCTGTTGCTGGACAACTTATTCATATTGAAAGTTCAACTAACTCAGCTCTTAATGGAATTTATACTTTAACAGGAAGCCCAACTGTAACTTCACTTGAGTTTACTTTAGCAACAAACCCTGGTACTGGATTTACTGGTGGAATTGTATTTCCTGGGATTAATACTTCTACTTTAGTTGGTTATTATACAATTAATAAACCAGCTACCGCTAATGTTACTGCTAGTACTCTTGTTGCAAACAGCCAAGCTAGAAATCCTTTTGTTATTACAACAGGTACCACACATGTAATTGCTTCATCAGGAACTGCATCGTTTGCTAATATCTTTATTGATGGTGTTGGTTCAGTTACAATTCCATGTAATCAATTATTATCATTTAAAAATCTAAAGAGTGGGTCTTGCTTTATGGCAACAGGAACTACATCTGGTACAGATGTTCTTTCATTTATTTATGCAACACTCAATCCTCTAGGTAATTCATAAGGAGAGTATAGATGCCAGTTAATTTTAGACCAACAGGTGTTCTTTGTAATAATTATATATACTCAGATGGAACTAAAGAGTCTCCTTACATGAGACTTAAACGGTTTTTGTTTGAACAAGATACAGGTCGTACTGATGTTGTATTCTTATGTTCAGCAGCAAGTGGATTTGAACCACAAACATCGACTTTTGATTCTAATAATCCTGCTAATTATCATGCTGTTGGTGGTTTAATTGATGGTATTGCTAAAGCTATTGTAACAGGAAATAATAGTAGTGGTAGACCTAATAGATCTTTATACGCAACAAGTGTTAAATATGGATATGAATCAAATGTTTGTCCAAATTTTGATATTTGGAACTCTACTACATGGTCTAATCCAAATACTACGGGAGCTGGTGGATTTTTAGCTGGAACAAGTACAGCTTATGGTAGTTATTTTTACTATACTCGTGGCAGTAAAAAGCAAACTGGTTATTCAAAGTTTGGTCATATAACTCATGGTACTACCCCACACCCAACTCAAATTAATTATAGTGTTGATACTGAAGTTTTTGAAAGCTTTAGTTGGTCAGATTTTACTAAGTCAACTTCACTTTTTAATCCTTTAAATACAAACAATAACTCAAGCCGTGATCGAAAATTTGATAAACAATTTTTTGGGAATTTTAGTCAATTAGTGGGTAATACATTAGAAACAGTTTCGTATTTTAGTACTACAGAACCAGCACCTTTTAGTATAGTACAAACTCCTGAAGCACCACAAAGATTTTGGCAAGTAAATAATCCAATAGTAATAAGTAACCCAGATTCTGTGGTTTTTGATATTGGTATTGGTTATATTGAAAATGGAGTTGTAGTTGAGCTTTTTGATTGGTTAAGTGAAACTAATTATATTCCAGCTGGGCTTATTGAAGGTACAACTACAGAGGCTTCAGTACTTAGTTTAGGATTAATAGTTGCGCCTCTTAATAATGAAACTGAATTGAGTTTTATTGCCCCAGCACTTGCTCAACAAGCTCTTCAATGGAGAGCTGAACCTAACACAATTGGTGATGCAACTGAACTGACTATTGCTGAGTTTAACGCACTTCAACTCTGGACATCTTGTTTTTCTGATGTTTTAAATAAAAAGTTAATTATTAGAAGAATAACTTGGAATCAGTTAATTACAATTAGTGGATTAAATATTAAACCTACTCCTCCCGTTTCTAAAGCAGAGTATCTTGCGTTTGATGGGTATCGTATTAATGGAAAACTATACATGCGGTGGATGTTTGCTAATCCACAAACACTTCCTGGTTCAACTCTAGCTGAAAACCAAACTTTTGCAAATAAAACTAAACAATCTTGGGGATTGGCATTGCGTGCTGTTGATGACTCAGTAACCGATCAACAAAACAAATTACCTTATTTAAGAACCTTTGGTACTAAATCAGCTGAAGTTAGTAATTGTGCTTTTAATCTCTATAATTGGGCATGCCAAAGATCTGCCATTACAACAGATTTAGACAATCAATTTCCTGGAACTCCGATTACTTTTTCAACAATTAACCCGTGTGGAATATTTTCTTTAACCAAGCAAGATATTCCAGAGTTAGCTGGAACAAGCCCAACTCCAACTATTGATAAAGAACGATGTATGGTTATACACCCAAACTTTGGAAAAGTCTATAGTGGAATAATTCCAATAAAGGGTGGACTAAAACCAACAACTAGAGATTTAACTTCTACAGAAAAAGATGAATTGCTAGGTATTTTTAAATCCCCTAACTTTAAATATGTTTCTACAGTTTTTTATTATGATGATTACGAAGGTGATGCAGCTACGTTTCCAGAACGAAAAGCAGGAATTGCACCTTATGTAAACCCAAAAATAGTTTTTACAGGTATAACAAGAAGCACCACAGCTGGTTCAAGTTTTCAGAATATCCAAACTCCATATGTAGCAACACATTATCAAGGAAATACTGTTACTTTTGTAGAGCCAAATCGAAGAAAAACAAATCGTGTCATTCAAGCTATTCCTTTTAATCTATCTTCTGTAAATTCATCATGGAATCAAGCTGAATTTAGATTTGGATTCGTAGGAAAAAACAGCGCAGAAATAACTGGAGGTAGTTTTTCACTCGGTGTTCATTATGGTATTGATACTTCAAATCAAAATGGAATAGCTTTTACTAAACTACTTGGCGACTTTCAATTTAGAAATGGTGATCTTGCTTATACTAGAAATGCAACTGGTGTACATAACGCAACATTGTTAGAAGTATTTAGAGCAATAGCAGAACGACAACAAAACCTCAATCAAACTACTCAGTATTTAAATAGTACTGTGACAAATAATGTTTTAAATAGCACAAATACAAAGAAAAAATTAGTTATTTTTTATGAAATAGGTATTTGGGAATTAGCCAATCCTAATACTAGTTATGCAGGAATTAATGGTTGGGCGTATTTACTTAGTAATAGACCAAATAATTTAACTGGAGATACAAGAACTGACTTTGGACTTACATCGTTAGCTCCTCTTGAAAATGTCCTATTATTAAGTGGATTTACTAGAGATGAGTTTGTTGTAGTATTCTATACTCCATCACATTTAACAACCACATCATTACCTTCTATAGAAAATTCTAATCCACCAGAAGAAAGAATTTATAACCTAAACTCAAGAAGTACATTTGTAAGAGCTTCAGAGTTCTTTGTAAATAACTTTTTACTTGGAAAAGGTTTGTATAATTCGGGAAGAGAAATTAGTAGGAGTGGAGTTAGGGTATCAGCAAATTCATGTTATATTAATTTAGGTCGTATACCAACAATTTTTGCTAATCTAACTGATGTTAATGTTTCTCCAAATGCTGAGGATTGGTATGTTGGTGATGGAGAACAACAAAACTTTACTCAATTTACACCAGCAGCATCTCTTGCTATTGGTGAAATGTTTTTAGATTATTTGTATACAGCTGCTATTCCAACAATTAATTTTGTTCCTCCTTGGCTTCCTCCATTTTCTAGAATTCTAAACTATACTACTGATCCAGTTTCTCAAGCTGACTTGACTTTTACAACTATCTCTACTGATCCCGTAGATATAGAACCATACTTAGTAGAATTTGATGCACTCTGTGATCAAGGTAATATCCAAGCTAAACGTACTCTTTCTAGATATAAAACTAAAATCTTACAATAAAGGACTAATCCATGCCAGCAATTTCATTTCAACAAGGTGTAGCTTTAGCTATGGGT